CCGTCAGGGTCGGCCTTTACGACTTGACCATCACTATGTAATTTTTCCATCTCATCTTTTGTAAATGTTACTGTGTGTTCAGTTACTTGGTGTTTTTCAACAGTATCTTTTAATGTAGGAAGAGGTTCACCAAATTTTCTATCCCAAGCGTGTTCTGTCAACATGCTTTTTGCTATTTTTTTATATGATTTTAAAATGTTCATTATATTATTTAACCTTTTTAGTAAGTTTAAAAACATCTTTCATAAATGTAGTTACGTGTTTTTTATAGGATTCTTTTATTTCTTTTGCTAATTTTTGATTTTCAGGTCGTGGGTCTTTTAAAAAAATTTGTTCTAACTTCATCATTCTATCTCGAAGTTTAGTTTCAGCTTTGACTATTTGTTGAAGTTCTTTTTGAGCTTTAATCTTTTCATCTGGACCTTCAGTTACGGGTTCACACGTACAAGATGTTGTTTCACTACAACCACAAGCATCTTCAGTCATTTTACTATGTTTGATAACTGCATCTTTTAAAGTGGGTAGAGGTTCTCCAAATTTTCTATCCCAAACATTTTCACTAAGCATATCTTTTAATTTTATCACGTGTTTTTCCTTTTAAATTGTTTCAACTTAACTTCCATTTCAATCACATATTTTTTATACATTGATTGTAGTTCTAATACTTGTTTTTTGTAATCAGCGTCACCATCTTTTGTATCTTGAGCTAAATCTTTAATTAACATCTTAAATGTTCGTTTAACACCTTCAATGTTTCTTTCTATATTTTTAAAATAAGAATCAAATCCAGCAAACCCCATCTTAATTTTATCTTCAGAAAGTCTCCAATCTTTCCACGTATTCATCATATTAAAGTATTTAGACATTATTTTCCACCGATTTTTTCATAAGTTTCTCTTAGAGGATGTTTATTTGTAACTTTATTTTCTTCTTTAACTTTCATTACATCTGCTAATGTAGGAAGTGGTTCACCGAATTTTCTATCCCAAGCGTATTCTTTGACTTCTCTATATTTTTTACCGTTGATTGAGATTGATTCTTCTTCCATATCCATATCACCAAATTCATCTTCCATATCTTTTTCTGCTTGTGCTTGAGCTTCTTCATCATCCTCGTAACCAAATTCACTATCATCAGGCTCTCTCTCAAAATCGCCACCACCTAATTTACCAGATGGTTCTTCTTTATCATCATCATCCCCTAACCCTTTGGGGTCTTCATAATCACCAGATTTTTTAGCCTTTTCATAGTTGTCTTTATCTTTAAATATAACTGTTTTACCACCACCTTTAGGTTGTAGTTTCATTGATTCGGCTTCTTTCATCACATCTTCTAATGTAACAAGAGGTTCACCAAATTTTCTATCCCAAGCGTGTTCTGTCAACATACTTTTTGCTATTTTTTTATATGATTTTAAAATTTTCACAACATTATCCTCTCATAATATCATTAATTATCGATTCAACTTTACAATATTCACCACAAGTTCTACCCATTGGTTGATTTTTATCTACAGATTCATTTACACCAGCTGGGTGCATGAAAGCACCGTGTGTAGATGGATTTGATACGAAATCAAACGCTATAAGTTCAAAATCTGGTTGAACTTGAGTTACTGAGTCACCATTAGCTTCACTAACAGTCTCTACTGAACCCATACCTCTTGAAGAGATACCTAACTTAATACCCGCTTTAAATAATTCTTTTAATATATTACCACTTGGTGTACCTAATACTTCAACTTCACCTAAGAGGTTATCACCTTCCCAATGCATATCTCTAATATTATGGGATACATTTTGTAGATTAACTACTGAACTCTCTGGATGGTCAAGTTCTCCCATAGCTCTACGTTCTGATATAAATTCTTTTTCATACTTTTTAGCTTCACGTTGTAAAATCTCACGTGGATATACTCTACCATTTTGATTTTTAGCTTCAGCACGTTGTAATATACCACGAACAATTAACTTACCGTTGTTATTTTTCATCGATTCGTTAATCTGCTCTGGTTTTATTTCAAATGGTAAGTAATCTACTATTAAGTTCTTCACATTTAACTCCGTGTTTTAATTATTTCGTTCTTTAGATTTTCTAATCTTTTAATCCACCGATTAATAAAATTTATCGTTTCTATTTTATTTGGCTCTTCACCTTTTACTTTGGTCTCTTCTATAAGCCAACGGCGTTTTAAGTTAGATAGACTTAACAATCTACCTAAAAAGTTAAGTCCATCTTTATTCCAAGATGGGTTCATTGTAAGATTAGTAAAGTTGACCGACTTTATTTGCTAGTTTTACTAATCTTTCACTAATTTTTTTCATTGCATTGTGAGTATTTTTCCAATAGGATGTAGAATCAACCCCTACTTCGTTTTTAAATCTCACATTCATTTTAACAATTTTATCTAATTCAGTTAACTTATCTCGAACTTCTCTCATTGACATACCAATTTTTTGTTTTGGAGTTAGAGACTCGTCATTTCTGTAATCGTGGTATTTACCTTCAGTTACAGATTCAAGTTTCTTATCAACTTGTTTTGCTTTAGAAGCACCGACTCTGTTTACACTTACGATTCCCTTACGACCACCTTTAAGTGCTTTAGCTACTTTCATTATAGCTTCACCCTTAGAACCAGCATCAACTATAACACTACCCATCTCAGTTTTTACATGAAATTTTGCTTCAGTTACAGAATCATCATCGTCATCTTTTTTCTTTTTCTTAAATGCATACGGTGTTTTTGGAGGGCCTGCACCACCGTCAAGATTACCAGTTACAGATGCTTCTTCTATTTCTTTTTTAATTAACTCTCTTACTAGAGCTTCTAATTTTTTAAGAGGTGTGGACATTTTTTATCTCCTTAACTAATTCATAATATCTCATTAGTGTTAGAACTTGTTTTTCGTTAACTATCTTACCCTTTGTCATATTATCCATTTGATTAACAGCTTCTGTTAATTTTATTTTAGTAATGGTATCATTAACATTTGGTAAATGTTTTTTTAATTCTTTTTTAATTTTAGATGATTCAACATCAACATACTCTCTTAAAGAATTTGTGTTACTTACATTATTAATATAATGTTTAAGTAAACTTTTTTGTGATTCATTAAGTGATTTATATTTTTTATTAAATTTATCAACAAGTATTTGATATGCAAGCAATCTTAAATCTTTATCTGATTTATTATATTCTTTTAATACTTGTGATTTAGCCTCTTCTGAACTAATATTCTTACTTGTAATGTGTTCTAAAACAGTAAATTTAGCATTTATAGTTTGTTCCGGGTTAAATGTTTCATCTATAGTTTCTGCTTGAAATACGTTATAAATAGAAGCTAAAAGTTTATAGTTGGAAATACGACCATTGAAAAAGTCTTCAGAGTTGTAATTTTCTTTTATTTCTTTAATTAAATTATATTTTTCATTACGTAGTTTTGAATTACTTAACTTATGCCTTGATTTTAACACCATATTCATTAAATCACTAGCTCTATTCTCAGATTCATAATGTTTTTCTGATAGTAGACGATACAATTGGAGTTCTTTGCCCAATTCTGTATCTTCGTTAAAATATTTTTTTACAATTTTAACTGATTTTGTACTTTTTCCAGCTAATACATCAGCTGTTATCTGTCTTGTTAATAATTCAAAAAGAATACTCGTATTCTTTATTTTAGAATGCTTTAATTTCCGAGTCATTACAAAATACTCCAATATTTAATTATATTTACTCATAAATAAATATAAAGTTACACAATAATTAATCATTTGATGTATCTTTAGTTAAAGAAGTTAACTCATTGTTATACTCTTCTTCAAGTTCAGATGTTTCATTTATAATTTTTGCATCAGTTTTACCAAATTTCATTGATTTTTTCAATTTATCATAGTGTGATAGAGCTAATGGTTTGCCATATTTAGGGGCACCACTTCCACCTTTTTTCATATCGTGAGCTCCAAGAGGGTCTCTACCTCTTGCACCACTATCTTTTCCATATTTATTTGCTTCTTTAGGACGACCAGCTCCTTCAAATCCACCCTCAGGTGAACCACCTTCACCATCAAATACTGAACCTGCTATATCATCATCTCCTGATTCATCGTCACCTGCAGCCGTCATATCACTTGGTGTACCAATTGAATCTCCACTTTTTTGTGGGTCGTTGCCTTCGCTCTCAATCTGAGATCGTCTAAATTTTTGTTTATAATCTTCTACAATTTGTTTATCTACATCTTTTATTTCATCATCAGTAAATTTAAATATATTTTTATAAATCCACTCCGTAGAAACCAATCCATCTTGTAACATAGACGAAGCAAGTGAAGTTTTATTATTCCACAACTCTACTTTTTCTTGTTCATATATTGTAGATGGGTTAGTTAAATCTAATTCAAAATTTACTAAATCTGAATCTGTGTACCCTTGTGCATATAAATGAACAATAGCAATCTTAGTTAACTCTGAAAGAGTTATTCTTTGTATTCTTTCGATAGTTCTTGCAAATCTTACATCTTCAGCAGCTAAAGTAGCTTTTGAACCAACAGATTCATCAAATCCCAAGAACGCTTTAGGGATTCTTAATGAAGATAATAATTTATTTTTTAAATATTCAATATCTTCTGTAGCTTCATAAGTTAAACCTGGAAGTGAGTCTATACCAGTTCCACTATCACCACCTCTAACTGGTAAGAAAAAATCTTCAGTTATGTTTTGCATATTATACTTTAAGTTATAATCACCCGTAGTCTCATCAACAACAGGTGCTTTTTTCATTTTGTTAATAACTTGTTGCATATAGTTGTCAACTTCGGCGGGTGGAATATTACCAATGTCTAATTTAAATATTCTCTTCTCTGGTGCTCTCATAATACGATGTATTAACATAGCATCTTCCATAAGAGTTAACTGTTTATAAATCTTACGAGCACCTTCAATTTGTGATTTACCATAAGGAAGATAATTAGAATCAGAAAGTAATCTGAAGTGAGCTACTTCATAGTTTTCTAATTCTTCTCTTGTAGCGGATGTTTCAGATTTATATCTATGTTCAGATGTAGCTGCTTCAATTAAAAATTTAACATACTCTGGATTCTCAGGATCTAATCCTTCCATTCTTGAAACATCATAAACTGAAAGTGGGACTACATTAGTAATACCATATTTTTCATCAATTTCTAATTTTAAAAAGAAATCACCATACTTACACATATTACGAACCCACGGCCATAAATTAAATTCTATGTTTAGTATATCGTAAAATAGGTTGTGTAATATTTCTTTAACTTGACTATTATCAGTTTTTATTTCTAAAACATCACCATACTCTGATTTCATAGTAGATTCATCAGCATATATGTCAAGTGCTGATGAAAGTATAGCATCAGTATCCATAGACTCATAATCTTTAAATAGATTTAGTCTCATTGATTTTGATAACAACGCATCTGAATACCCACTTAGCCCTGCACCAGTAAATATTTTTTGATATCTGTCAACAAGGTTGTTTTTTGATATTGATTGCGTACGACTTGTATCGGCAACTTTTAATCGTTTACCTCCGACATTGCGTACAATTACATTTGTACTAAATAATCTTTGTAGTCTACTAAATAAGCTTGTATCAGCCATTTTATACCTCTTTAATTAAGTAACCAATCCAATGATTCTTGTTCTTTACCTGTATTCATAGTCCAAGACTCATTTTGGTTATTTTTTGGTGTATAAACACCTTGATTTGATGTTATACTATTCATTGCTTTTTTCTGTAATGATATTCCTTCAGCTCTCAATCTAAGAGCTGTTTCTCGTATCCATAA